ATGCTTTATTATTAAAATCTAAAAGTTTAATAACTTCGTCGAATTCTTTTTGTATAGTATTCTTAATATTATCAGGAACATCTAGATCATCTAAGATGATACTAACAGGTTTCTCATCGTCCAATGCAGCAATAGCTTCTGTGGTAATCTCATCAATAGCAGATGAAACATCTACATACATTGCCGCTTCTCTGTATCTGTTAATTAGTTCAGATTCAGATTTTGCTGTAGCATCTAATTCAACATATGTGCCAAAATAACCACCGCCTTCTACTGTAGATACACCATCATCAGGAACAGGAGTGGCAAAGTCTTGTGCTCTAGAGACTTTGATCGGCTCCTCTTCCTTACTAATAGTGTATCCAAATAATGATATAGCCATAATATTTTACTTTATAATTTAAACTTGAATGTCTGCAAAATTTGCTGCAGCATTCACAATTTGTGCCGAAGGTGTTGGACTTACTGTAAATGTCTGATACTGGAATGTAGCACCGAAGCTAGAAATAGTATCATTTAAGGAAAAGTCTAACTGTACATCGCCTATGTCTGACGGAAATACATCTCTAAGATTATATACTTTTAATTCATTACCATTTCTATCCAATTGAGTAATTTGCATATTACACATATATTCAGATGGTCTTAATTTACCAACCTTAGTTAATAAATTATCCATGCCATTCATCCATGACTCTAATGCACTTCTAATTGTCATATCAGAATCATTAAGAACTAACAACTGTATTGGTGCAAAAACTCTGTCACCAGCAAACTTAACTTCTCTGCCTCTATAGAAAACAGGCGCTACACCTATTGTCTGCCCAGGCAAAACTGCTTGTGTTACTAAAAACGGCACCTTCTGCCCTGCTAAGGATGCGTTAGGAACGAACCCTGCAGGAAAAGTCATAGTAACCGAGAATTGATTCGGTCTTGCTCCGCCGTTTGTTAAAGCAGATTTAAATTGATTTACATTAAACGCGATCGCCATTTAATTCCCCTTATGCGCCTACTTCTTCAAAACTAATACCAGAACGTGTCGCTATAAAGTTCAATTGAATGAAGTTAATTGATCTAGCAGGTTTGATGTAGATATCTGCAACAAACTCGTTTCTGTCAATAACCGCAGCAGTATTATTAGTCTCATCACAGATTACTCTAAAGTCAGTAACCCCTCTGCGACCCTGTACATCTCTTAAGAATGGTTCAACTAGATTTCTAAATTGTGCTCTAGTAAACGCATCATTAAACTCGAACAATTGGAACTTGGCAGCAGTAGCTATAGCCTTCTCCAATACAATGAATAATCTACGAACATTAATTCTATCAAAAGCACTTGGCTTAGTAAGCATTGTCTTGTCACCAAACAATACAGTGCCTTCGCCTGGGAATGCTACTATAGGATTAACTTCATTTTTATATAATGAATCTCTATCTGTTTTTGTTGGTGAATATGCTAATTTAATTATATTCTTTACTTGACCTCGTGTGAAGCCAGCAGGAGAGAACCATGGATCAGCTACAAAATCTGTTCTAGCTGTAATACCTGCAGTGTCACCATTTAATGGCACCCAACGATAAACATCATTGTATCTATCATATTGGTACTTCCAACCTGAATCCATTACTGCGTATGAGGAATTAATATTAATACTATTTCTAAATGCAACTGTATTTGTAGCGGGTGTCTTGCTATACACTACGTTAGCTTGATCAGGAGATAAGAATACAATACAATCTTTTCTAACTTCTGCCACATTGTCTACAATATATTTTACTGTAGCCATGTCAGCATCACCAACAGGAACTAAGCTAACATCGTAAAGTTCGTCATTAGAAAATAGAGAATATGCTGATTGTAAATTGCCTACCGTTGGTGCGCCTTGTGCGCCAAACGCTAAATCTAAAGTCAATATACCATTAGTAACACCATCTGAAAAGATACCGCCAGAAACAGTATTTAATCTAGTAAAAGCATTTCCTTTTACTGATGAACCCCAGAAATTTACTCCGGGATAATTTGGATGAGCTAACCAACGTATATATTCTGATTTCTGATTAATAACATCTTTGTAATAGTTAGTAGATCCGTCAGCATTTTTAGCATCGAAACCTTTAGATACGTATTCATATTTTTCTAGCACAGTGCCTGCAGTACCAGAAATTTTTCCGTCTATATCAACCACTGCTATGTGTATTTCATCATTAGCACCAGCAGCATTTAATGCAGTAGTACTAGTCCCTGGCAATCCTCGGAAAGAGTTTTTATATGTCCAAGAATTAAAATCAGCGGTAGAAGAGGAATCAAATAATGCTACTCTAATAGAGTTTGATCTTATACCTGGATATTTACCACAAAATTCACCGAATGCAGATGATCCTGAAAGATGATTTTGTTCATAATCGTCATCATTTAAAATTACTTTAGTGTTTCTTAAAGAAACATTACCCGTACCAATAATATTAGCGAATGATTGTCCGTTGCCTGACCATGTTATTAAAATATTGGGAGCAAAGGTGTATCCGCTGCCAGTGGTTAAAACAGTAATTCCAGTAATAGCATTTCCAGATACTGTTAATGACCCTGTAGCAGTAGAAAGACCCACGTTTCTAGCACCAGCTGGCGGAGCTTCGAAAGTAATAGTTAGGTTAGCAGCACTATTACCATCTGGACCAGCATAAGGAATTGGTATATCAATGGGTGCAATGGATAAAGCAGTACTTATGCCTACATATGGCACTGATGTTCTAGCTACACCTTTATCAGCGGCTCTAACTACTTGTAGATTATTACCATAACCTAAAAAATTTGCTGCAGTAAAGAAAGACTTATAAGTGTCGCTATCAGGGGCGCCAAAAAATTTAACTAAATTATTCTCAGAGTCAACATTAACTACTTCTTCCACAGGTCCCCATTGAAAGGCGCCAGCGAATGCGCCAGCAGTTGTAGCAATGGCAGGGACAATCGAAGTTAAGTCCTTTTCAGTTACTACAACTCCAGGTGAAAGCTGAAATGCCATCTTATTCTCCTTAAATTTTATAGATAGTTGTTTTCAACTATGATTTCTATTTATTTATAATTAGACGAATTTAGACACTTTCCAGCCATTTTCTTTTCAATTTTTCCATACCTTCCTGTACATCTGCATTGAACCATAAGTCATCCCCTATTATTTCTGGCGGTGCTTCTTTAGGTTCGCCAATATCTATAAATCCAAAAGGAGTCAAGCTTTCTTCAATCTGTTTAAACTGATCTTCATACAATTCGTTTCTCAAATGTATATTAGTCAATTCTTTAAAGAACGAATTATTAGCTGCCCAGCCCAATAAAACTAATGTCATTACTAAATCATCATGATAACCAACATCCGCGGCAAATGAATTACGAATTTCTATGAATGTGGATATTTCATGAATAATATCAGGATCATGTATAAGTAGCTTAGTAGTTTCCAATAAACTCTTAAAGTTAGTACATCCTAGAGATTTTACTTGTTTGGTTGTTCTTACGCCTAATGTAGCACCAGGCTGAAACCCTGCAGATATGTACTGGCCATTTTTAGAACTATGTCCCACAAAGAAAACATTCTCATATTCTAAATCGCCATACAAAGCATCAGCAACTTGTTGCCCATTGTCATTTATTTCAACTAAACAAAAAGCATTATTATAATCTTTAGCAACCTTGTATATAATATTTGGATACATCAAAGGACTTATCTTATTGCTTCTATACTTTGCTACAATTTTGTATGGAAACTCAGTGATGTCTGTAACTGTAAATGCACAATAATCTCCACCCACCCCTCTAGATGTATCTGCTACCAATACGTAAGTATGATTCTTGCCTACAATCTTACCATCATCGTCTCTTGTTGCTCTGATTGGTTCTTCTTGAACATCTAAGCCATCACGTTTATATACGAATGGTTTGACTGATAGTCTTGCAATAGTATCAGGATTAATAAGGGTATTAGATGATCCAAGAAATCTACATAGAACTTCTTGGTTAAATTTAAGTTCACCTAGTAATGATCTTTGCTGTTCAGCCCATTCATCAGTTCTACCTGGAATTTTGCTATAATGAATGAAGTGGTGTACAAAGCCATTAATGCCTTGCTCTGCTTCATTCCAGAACTTCCAGAAATGATTGTAACCTAAAGGCGTTGATGTTAATAATATTTTTGTTGTCTCACCCGAAGAAATCGTTGGGTAAACAGATGTAAAGAAATCTTCAGCAATATTATTAGGAATAATTGCCGCCTCATCAATATAAAGCCAGTTTACTGATTTACCTCGAATACCAGAACTCGATGTAGCTGATGTGAATATTCTACATC